CATAGTCACTTGCTTAGAGCTGCCTGACCCTGATAGCTGGGGCATCGCGGATTTGCTGGATTTGGCTTTCACTGCCAATATGACATAACAACACCCCGAACGCCTCTCAACGATGCGCACCAGCGGGGTTACTTTTTGGCTAATAAGTTATGAGCCTTTATGGTCTGATATGAGCCGTTTTTGCACTGGCCGCACCCCAAGCATCGAGTAGCGAGCCTCTTAGCTCGCGCCTAGTCGCAGCGCCTTGCATCAAGTCTGCCATTTCTAGGCCATAGCGCAGGGCTTGCAATTCCTGCCCTGTGCAGCCCATGCGGGATGTTGTTTTATGGCGCTCTCTCATCTGGCCCAAAGCAATGATGGCGCTTTCCATGTAGGCAATCGGCTCCGCTGTTTCTACGCCAGATAGATGATTCTTGGCTAGGTAGTATGACTGTTCAATCCGCTCAGCGACTGTTGCACCATCGTCATATTCAGCCTCTGGCGTAGATAGGCGCTCCAATGCCGCCCATGCGTGCAGTCCAGCATCGGCAGCATCGGCCGTTACGCGCCATACAATGGGCAGCTCGTGAAGGGATTTTGGCTTGTGCTTCTTGGAGCGTTTCTTTTTCATTGCTCTTGCTTTCTTTTTCTTGGACTACTTTCGCGCGTGTCGATATGGCGGCAACTAAGCTGCCCTTTCATGTAGTCCGGGTCGCCCATGCCGCCCATCAAATTGATGTGCGAAGTGTGGTCGGTGGCGAAGTCTAGCGGCGGTGCAGGCATTGTCTCGTTTATCTGATCCAAGGCCGCATCAATCGCAGCTTTGGCATCATGCGCGGCTTTTTCAAAGCGCAGGCGCTCGTTATGCTCTTCTTCAAAATCGGCGCGCAATTCCTCGATAGCCTCGGCCTGCGATTGGATGTGCAAGATAGCCCACTGCAACACGCCACCAAGGTCTGTGCCTTTGTGCTGCTGGCCGTAGGTTTGTAGGGCTGTTATTATATGATCGGTTGTCATGGTGTTCCTTTCTTCGCTGCTGCGCCAATCTCTGCTGCCGCTCGCACGATGGCGCGGCGTAGCCTGTATTGCAGCAAGCACGCCAATAGCAAACACTCCATTGCAAAAAAGCTCGGCAGCGAAGCGGGCAATATTTGGTTTGAGCGCACCGAACACACTTGGCAAGATAGCAAATGCCAATTTTGCGGTGCGCCCGGGGCTGCACTCAGTCGCGGTGAGGGCACAGAAACCCATGCTTACGCCTTTATCCACACTCACGACATCAAAGCGCGAATCAGCGAAATTTTTGGAGAGAACATGCAATTCGATGTGATTATTGGCAACCCGCCCTACCAGTTAGACGATGGCGGCTTTGGCGCCAGCGCCGCGCCGATTTACCAAAAATTTGTCGAGCAGGCCAAGGCCCTAGAGCCGCGTTACCTGTCCATGATCATTCCTTCGCGCTGGTTTACTGGCGGCAAAGGCTTAGATGATTTTCGTGAATCGATGCTGGGCGATAACCGCCTGAGTGTTTTGCATGACTACCTGACCGCTTCAGATGTCTTCCCTGGCGTAGGCTTAAAAGGTGGCGTGTGTTATTTCCTCTGGGAGCGTGAAAAGGTTGGTGATTGCAAAATCTCTACTCATTTCAAAGACTGGCCAACTTCTCAGGCTACTCGGCCTTTGCTGGAACAAGGCGCTGAAGTTTTTCTTCGATTCAACGAAGGCGTGTCGATTCTGAAAAAGGTTATCGCACAGCACAGCACAGCACAGCACAGCACAGCACAGCACAATTATCCGCTCTCGCTGCCTGAAAACTGCCGCTTCGATCGTTTAGTTAGCGCTCGAAAACCTTTTGGTCTTGCAACCACCTTCAAAGGGAAAACAAGGCGTAGCACAGGTGACTTGCTTATCTATCAGAATGGAGGCACAGCTTACATCGCCCCAAAAGACATTCCCACTGGGCATGATCTGATTGATCACTGGAAAATTTATATAGGTCGCGCCGCGCCAGGCACAGGCAATCGCGACACCTACCCTCACCGTATTTTGAGCACGCCTTTTATTGGCGAACCACAAAGCATTTGCTCAGAAACCTATTTGTGCATTGGCCCTTTTGAGACGCAGGTTGCAGCTGAAAACGCCATGAGCTACCTTACATGCCGCTTGACCCGTTTACTGATCTTGATGCACAAACCTTCTCAAGATACCACCCGTCGCGTCTATGCCTTCGTACCTACCCAAGACTGGTCACGGCGCTGGAGTGATGTCGATTTGTACGCCAAATACGGTCTGAACGCGGACGAAATCGCCTTTATTGAAAAAGTGGTACGCCCTATGGATTTAAGCACTGACCTTCTCGGTGATGTGACAGTGGTTGATATTGTTTATCCTGTAAGGCCTCGTTGCTGACACGGAAATGGAGCCGTCATATCCTTTTGATACAGCCCAAGGTCCAGGCGTGTGTTTTGCTTCTTTCATTTCATCTCCTTTGCTGCCGCGATAGCGGCGCGGGCTGAGGTCATGCGTCGATTCATTCAAGCCCCGCTACTGGCTCAATTCCTATAAAGCCGCCACCGTCTATCAAGTGATAGCCGCGCATGGCACAAATCAGACCGAAGCGGTGCAGGCTTAAACCATGGGGCTTGCCGCTTTGGGCGCGCAAGCAAATCGCGTGCAGGCGCTCTGCTGTGGTTTTGAAAGTCTTCATAACCGCAATTCCCTTTCATACCACCCTAAAAACCCGTCTAGCATCTCTTTTACAGGGTTAATATCGCCAGCCGCCGCTTCAATCAGTGCCACAGCTACGACTGGCGTATTTTCCAGTGATTCGTCTATCCATTCCGCAAGCAACTCTCGGATTTCGATTAGCTGCTTTTCGCATTGCGGATGTGGCACTTGCGCGTCCCATTCGTTTTGCTCAAGGTGCTTTTCCAATTGAATGGTCAGGCGCTCTGCATTTTCGCGCTTAGCCTCTTCCTCTCGGTCGCGCTCGGCTTCTTCGCGCCAATACGCTGCACCAGCGGCGCGGTAGTCTGGGCTGTCATATTCCATTGCTTCCTCCTAATGAAAAAGCCCGCGTGGTGCGGGCTGGTGGAATTAAAAATTGATGGCGCTGGGGCACCCCAGACGGCTGGATTGCGACTCTTCCCGCTTCGATGCACCTCTACGGTTCCTAGTACCAGCCTTCACGCTGTTGGACGGACGGGCTACCCCGTACCATTAGCCTCACCATCAAGTAAGCGCCCTCGCGGATGAGGTGAGCAGTGGCGCAATTGCGTTGCCTACTAGATACCACTGTTACGCTTACTTGAAAGTCCTCGCTACTTTCCCGAGGTGGTTAAAAACATCATTGAAACAGCCGCGCCATAAAACCATTTGCAGAAAAATGAGGCTGCTTCAATGATGGCTCTCTTACGAAAGCCTGCGCCAGACACCCGCCTGACTGTTCCTTGCTGCTCTTGGTCTGCTAGACCTCAACGGGGGGTAAGCGAGCACCCGTGCGCTGCGAGACTTGGTCTCTTCGCAACAATGTTTGTTTGCTGCGATGGGGTGAACTGTAATCCAAATCTGCATATCTTTTCGATTTACTGTGTAAAGTTATTGTAAAGCTGCAACGGTTTGCGAGGGCGGTATGCGCGGGCTTTCTTAGGCGGCTGTGGGTTTTCCGCAAGGAATTGCTCCAGCTTCACCAGTGTGGTGATTCGCATATTGTTGCTGGTGGGCTTGCCCGCCAAGAAGCCAGTGACCGTGCTTGCTGCAAGGCCGGTGGCTCTGCATATTGGCAGGTAGCCATACGGGATGAGGCGATTGCGCAAGCGGTCTAGGTGTTGATAGTGTGGGCTATATGTCATGGGGCGATTTTACGACAAGTTGGCAAAAATCAAGATCGGCTAAGCAAAATAATCTTGAATCACCGCCTTAGCCGCCTCGAAGCCTTTGCAGACTTCAGCGCGGTATCCCTGTTCGTTTAGGTGGGCTAGCCAGTCTTTTTGCTCTGGCGATATAGTGCCGCCTTTGGTGCGCTTCATCTCTATAAAAAGCCCGTGCCAGCCTTTGCGCGAGGCGGGTATGAGTAGGTCAGGAACGCCAGCGGTGGCACCAGTCGCCTTGAGCATGGCGGCTGTTGCCTTGTGGCGGTGGCCGCCGTTTGGCACGGCAAAGATGCGAAGAAGTGGGTACTGGCGGCGAAACCATGCTACAAGCCATGCCTGCTCTTGGTCTTCGGATGGTAGCGCCTCTGGCAGCCTTGCCGCGCTCAAAATGGAGCCTCGCACACCCATTCTTCGCAAGCGCCAGGCGTTTCTGCAAAATCTGCTGGAGGCTCCATGCCATATTTCTCGCATTTGCCAGTGCCCATGCTTAGGTGGTCGCACATCCAGCATACTTTCGGTGGCTGTTTGGCCCCGCGCTCCCACTGGATCACAATCTCAGGTTTTTTCAGCTTTATCATCTTGCCATATCCTATCTAAAACGCGGTAAAAATTGCCATCTTTTTTATATTCTATGCTGGCTGGGGGCGTGCCAGCCGTGAGCGCGGTGGCGGCCTGGAGCAAATCGATGTCCACAATATCACCTACGCCAGCTCGGTACGCGATTGCGCCAACAGCCCTAGCAGCCTTGTCGCCCGCATAGCCAGTGTGGGTGACGCAAAAATACTCCGTGACGGGCTTGTCAGAGAGCAGGCCGTAGTATGTGCAGCGCAGCATATCCTTGCCGCTGTTTTGGCTGGTGTGTTTTGACCATAGCCATGATGTTACAGCCATCTCGCGCCCGTTGATACCCATGATGTCGTCGTTGCGCAGCGCCAGCTTAGGCTCTTCGCGCTCAAAAATATGACCGCAAGCCGTGCAGGTCATTGTGCTTGCGTGCAGGATTTCGCCACATTCTGGGCAAGGCTTAACCGGGGGCTTTCCTGACTTTTCGCCGCTTCTGCTTGGTGGGATTACTGCCGTGACGGGGCCGTGTGTTTCAACGCAGCCAGCAAAGTCGAGGACTAGGCAGTCATCTATGTGGCTTTTTAGCCTCATGCCGCGCCCGGCCATCTGCACATAAAGCGCGGGGCTGAGCGTTGGCCTGGCAAGCACTATCAGGTCGGTATCAGGCGCGTCAAAGCCCGTTGTTAGGACATTCGCGTTTGTCAGCGCGGTGATTTCGCCAGCCTTAAAAGAGGCGATGATGCGCTCGCGCTCTTTCTTTGGCGTGGCGCCCGTTACGCACTCAGCCTTGACGCCAGCAGCGATGAGCGCGTCAGCCATAGCCTGGGCGTGCTGCACCCCAGCGCAGAAAAGTAGCCAAGATTTGCGGCCTTCCGCTCTGGCCATGATTTCAGAAACCAGCGCGGCGTTGTTTTCGGCGGTGTTTACGGCTGCCTGCAATTCACTTTCTATAAATTCACCGCCGCGCTTGTGCACCCCCGTCGTGTCTAGTTTTTTGCTAGTGTGCTTGCTGCGAAGAGGGGCTAAATACCCTTTGAAAACCAGCTCCTCAATGCTCACTGGCTTGACTATTCCGTCAAAAATCGCGGGTTTATCGGTAATCAGGCCATGCCCTAGGCGGTACGGTGTGGCGGTCAAGCCAATGATGCGAATCGATGGGTTTATGGCCTGTAGATCCGCAATCAGGGCGCGGTAGCCGCCTTGGTCTTTGTGGCCAACAAGGTGGCATTCATCAATAATAATTATGTCCGTATGGCCGATCTGCGCTGCTCGCTTGCCGATGGATTGAATACCAGCAAAAGTTATCGGTTCGCCAAGCTGCTTTTTCCCTACGCTTGCGCTGTAGATGCCAAGCGGGGCATTCGGCCAGTGCTCGCGCATCTTTGCCGCATTCTGCTCTATCAGCTCTTTAATATGGGTGAGCATCAAGACGCGAGTTTCAGGCCAGTTTTGTAGAGCATCTTTACAAAGCGCAGCAACGATGTGGCTTTTTCCAGCGCCAGTAGGAAGCTCAAGGCACGGGTTCCCGTCGTTCTCGCGCATCCATTCGTAGAGCTGGTCGATGCTTCTTCGTTGGTATTCTCTCAGTTGCACGCGAGCTCTCCAATATGCGGGTGCAAAACAAATTCTGTGCAGCCTTCGCGCTGCGCGTCTAATGGTATTGTGGCCTGCCATTTCTCGCATTGCCAAGTGCTATCTGGCTTTGCGGTGCTGTAGCCGCAGGCTCGGCATTGTGGCTTCGCCTCTGGCTTATCCTTGCCCCAGCAGAGGCCGTAATGCGGGCAAAATTTGCAGAGATACCAGCTAGGGCTAGCGCCAGGACATGGCTCTGGCATATTGTCAGCAGTAGCGATACGGTGCCCGCGCTCTACCGCTTTGGTGGCGTGTTCGCGGTCGAGGCGAACGCGCTCGGCGTATAGGCGGTCGTCATCTTTGCAGACGGCCATATAGAGGGCTCGGTCTATGCCAAGGCCAAGCATATAGGCCTGCATTTGCGTAAAGTGCATGGGCTTGGTTTTGGCAACGCCGTCTTTTTCCAAAGCGTCAAAGCTCTTTTTATTGTGCGTTTTGATCTCCAAAACATGGGGTTTATTCGGCGCGGTCGGTAGGCCGCCGTTGATAACCCCATCCACGCTGCCGCTGACATGGCAGCCAAAATCAACGCGCTGCTGGTGGCCAGTATCTAGCTCGGTGGCCGTGATATTGCAGCCTATGGCGCGTAGGTCAGAGATGACGGTGGCTTCCTCAAGCTGGCCTCGCCTAAAGAGGCGCAGCATTCGCCCGCTGAATTTTTCTGGATTCACCCAGCGAAAGGATAGCCAGAGGTAGCGGTCGCAGTGGTGGCCTAGCAAGCTGGCTCCAAGGTGTGCGCGGGGGGATTCAGGCCGCGCTTCGTGCGCGGCATCAATTGCGGTAACAATGGGGTTCGTTATTGGTATTTGCATGGCGTTCCCAGCCAAGCCATTTCTGGCCTGGCATCGTTTCGTTTAGGTTCTAGTGCTGTTTAGCCCAAGGGGGCGCTGCGGCTGCTGTTTGCTGCGCCTGTGGCACAGCAGCGGCCTGCGGCTGGGCATAAGCAGGTGCCTGCGCCATGCCGCCAGGCAGAGCCTTGAAACCTTTCACATCGTTAGATGGTTCGTAGCCCTCCTGAGAGCGGATGGCTAGCTTGATAGAAAGCTGGCCGCCAATGAGCTGGTCGGTATCAGATACCTGCGCTAGGCCAATGGCGCGCATCAATTCGCCAAGCTGCTGGTGGCCTATTTCCTGCGCTTTGGGGTTTTGGTTGATAATGTTCAGGTTGCCAAAAACAACGCGCCCTTGATGTGTAGGGCCTAAAACATCGTAGCGCACTGCAATGTATTTCCCCGTGCCACTTTTGGTTGCTCGCAGTTCCGCGCCCCCGATTGAGACTTGATACCAGCCAGCTGGCAATGGGTCAAAATTAGAATCAGATTGTGGCAGCTCGGCTGCGGTGAATGTTTTATTTAAGAAAGCCATTGTGTTACTCCTTGGTGATAGAGAAAGAAGGGCGGCCTGGCTTGGCCGTTATTGCAGGGGATAGCGCGGTGCGGATGTTGGTAGCAGCGTTGTCCCATTGCCTTTTATTCAGCTCAGGCTTCCACCTGAACAGACTTGATAGATGTTCAGAAAGGCCAGAATCGGCGGCCAGTTCCTGAATGAGATCAGCATCGACTGTGCGCGTGATCCGCTGGGTGATTTTTATTGAATAGCCAGCAGGCTTGATGGTGAGCGCCCCTTCGCCGTCCTCAGAGATGGCGGACTTTAGGCTTTCGAGCATCGCGTCCTCGATAACCCTGCGGCGCTCAGTTGCCGCATGTTCTTGGGCTTTGGCATCAAGCCATGCGTCTGACATAGCCTCGATTGTGGTGGGGATGTTATTCATTTTCTCCTCCAATTTTGCGAATGATTGCGCCAAGGTCTGGCGATTCCCATACGCTAAGCGATCTGCTTCGGCTTTTCGCCAGCCAAAGGCCGTCGCCGTCCGTCATGATCGCACGCTGGGTATGGCCCTCTGCGTCCTTTTCCACGCGAAGAGGAAAAACAAAATCAAAAAAGTAAGGCAGTTGTTGCGTCAGGCTCTTGCCTGGCATGGATGGGGCATAAAGAATCCGCCCCATTTCATCCTGAGACTTTTCCAGCTTCGCCGTCATCAAGACATTTTTGTGAGGCAGGTCCCGAAAGCAGCGGATTAGCTCTGCCATCGTCGAATTTAGCTCCCCATACGCTGCACGACCGTCTTTGTTTTTCCGCAGCTCATCGGCAAGAACCACCTCGGCCACTTCGCTGATGCTATCGAGCGCCACGGATTGGTACTCCTTGGCTTCCTTGCTATCCTTGAGCCACATATAAGCCTCCTGCAAATCGGCCATAGTGCTAATCTGGATATATGGGATATTGGCATCTTTGATGGACAACAGCCCGCCCTCTGCGCTTAAAGCTATCGGGCTTGGTAGCGTAGGTATTAGGCTGGTTTTGCCAGCCCCTGCCTGACCATAAGTCAGGA